TAAAAATATCTATTCCATATAAGTTTGCTTTTGGCAAATAGTCATGAAATGCTTCAGTGCTGTAACCATTAAATACTCCTACCTCAAGAATATTAATCTCTTTGTCTTTAAGTTTTTCTAGTACTGGCTGATATATTTTTTCATATTGATGCTTTTGAGTTTTATCGCAGCCGTACTTATTAAACAACTTTCCTAATTCACTCATATCAAATTCCCCAATAGTTTTTTGTTGGACCAGTATCAAAATCATATCCGAAACAATCAATATCTCTTGCATACCAATCAGCAACTATTTGTCTTGTCTTATCGTTATATACATCCATATATGTGCCTTTATTTAAGGCAGTGACATTACGAGCTCTAGACATCATGGGAATATTAAAATACGACATTAGATCATCGTTTAGATGTTCAAATCTAATTATATCACACCTAACAACTCCATTGTCATCAGTCACATGATCAAGAGCAGGATACCATCCACGGACAGCACGATGCCACATAAATTTTTGAGAGCCCCAACGATGACGTTCTTCCAGAAATGCTTCAAACGACGAAACATCAGCATAGCTAGGATCTACCTTTCTCTCTACTTCAATTACTTTTTTAGCAAAGAAATAGCGAGATACAACACGGTCCCATGGGTTACGAATAACAGCAAAGGAACGGTACTGTTGTCTATATTCCTCATTGAGATCTCGCCAGCGCGCATGTTCAATTCCGTGATGATCTCCTATGGCATTCATTGTTTCTAAAAGTTCTTGAGTATATTGTGTATTTTTATGCGTGTTAGCACTATTTACTAATATTTTATCTTTAAGAAAAGGACTATGCCTAATTGTCATACCAGCATTTTTTGGTATATGTACAAATATTCTTTTCCTACTATCAAGTAACATATTGCATAATCTCCTCTACGTTTTCACCACCGTTAGGCAACTTATCTTTCAGAAAGAAGTGAACAAAGTTGGCTTCACGGACGTACTTGGGATGTATTGCAGTGAATAATCCATTCCAATGAAATGACAGATTCTTTACGCTCATTCCGCTTTCTTTTACAAAGACATTAAGAAGAGTCTGATCTGTTGACCATTTCCAATTACCCATGCCATCTATAAAAACTTTAAAATCTGGCCGCATGAGAAACTGCATAGGAGTTTGGCCTTTGAGATATTTGTCAAAACTTTTATTTAAAACCATCATTCCCATGTTATAAAAGTTAGCACCACCTGGATGCTTCCAATCAAATAAAGTATTAAGCTGATTCATGCCATATTGCATACGTGTGTAATTTGCAATCTTGCGGGTATACGCCTCAGTTGTTGGCATCTCTCTTTCAAGTACTCCGCCAAAGTCATATTCCTCTGGAACTTTGTCAAAGATGTTTGATGCGCCTGGACGTACCCAGATGTCAGCATCAATAATTGCAACCTGATCATTAGTCTTTAAATAAGTAAAGGCGTTTTCCTTCTCAAAGATTGGAAGAAATCCGCCATGCTTTTCGTAAGACTCTTTACTACGATTTGTAGAGAAGACGTCAGGTTTAATTTTTAGGATTGGTTGTTTTTGCACGACATGTTCTATATTGTGCGCCTTACAATAATCTTTAACAGATTCTACGCAGTGATCATAGAGCCGTGACCTTTTTCCTACGTATACTTGATATATTACTCTTTTTTTCATTTTCATATTCTTCTAATATAATATCTGCTATTTTCATAGCACGTTCAAAACGAGATCGAAGTCTGTTAGATCCTTTGCCATTATGCTTGAACCATATAAGACTATGTATATCTCCTTCCTTATATTCATCTGGAATACGATAACGTCTAATAATCTCTTCGTATTCTGTACGTAGGCTAAGCAGACTCGCCAGTGATATATTCATAGATGTCCTTCCATCTAGCAAAGGTTGGGAATGTGGTATTATGCATGTTATGTGCATGTTCGACTAAAATTGATTCAAGACCAAGATCGTTACCGAGCTCGGCATTCTCAAATTTATCTTCGATCCAAATGAGACCAGTATCTCGATAAGGTTCTAACACATCGTCTTTATCGGCGCCAGTGTCTTCAAAGATAAATTGAGTAAATGCAGTATCGCCAAAAAGCTTTTTAGTATTTTGAATACGAAGCTTTTGCGCATGCTCATCTTTTGATAAAGATGTGATCATGTGAAATGTATAACCATGCTTACGATGTAAGAGATCTACATAATACATTGCATCTCGAAGAGGCGGTAAAAACCCCATAGCAGCAGATTCGTTAAACTGTCTGACAAGTTTTTTCTTGTCAAAATGGGTTAGATTATAACGATCACCCATATCGTAATGTTCTTGACCGTCATTTACAATCTCATATCCCTGAGTTTGCATCCAGACATTCATGGCATATTCCCAATTCATGAGAACACCGTCACAGTCAGTTAAGATTACTTTGTTTAGATTATTTAGATTATTCATATAATTTCCTTTCATATTGTATACTACCACATTTTTAATGGAATGTACATAAGAAAAATTATATTACTCTCTGCCTGTTTCTTTTATGATACAGTTCAATAGTTTCATGAAGCCTGTCTATCCAATTATCACGATGCTCTTTATAAGTTAAAGCTCTACCATTATCAACATCCATGAGAATCACTAGATTAGGCATTGCCATACCAGTACGTTCTTCCCACATAATTGAATAGGCACAAGCTTGAATAAAGTAATGATCAAGCATAGATTTCTTTTTAGGAAAGCGAGAAGTTTTAAAATCGACAATACTATTTACATTATCGAACTTGCAAGCACAATCACATGTGCCGGCTAATTTAAGATGATCACTATACAATGGAACTTCTTGATCGTAGATAATATTCATACGCTTTTCAAGGATAGGTTTCATGTTAGTTAGACTTTGCATAACGTGTGGCATTACGTCTTTACCATAGTCCGGATCGTTTTGTAGATATTTCTCTACAAGATTGTGTACCGCAGTGCCACGAGTAGCAGCTTTGCTACCGATCTTATTGGCTTCTTCTTCACCGACTTTAGCTCGCCATGCAGCGATTTTGTCTTCGTTTAGAATAGAGGTTACAGTTGTAACGCTAGGATATGCCACGCCATCAGGTGTGACATATCTACGTTTCTCGCCATCTTCTCTTTTGAGAGTTTCATAGCCTAAGTCAATTTTTTCATGTATATAATTCATAATATCATTCTAACACATATTTAAGGATTTGTACACAGTTAATTTACGACATAACCTCAAAATGTGGTCCGTCAATAAATGGTCGTCTGCCCTGAGATCTTCGCAAGTCAATGTAATTATTCATTGCATCTTCAGCTGTACCTTCGTATGTTCTAATATCACCTTCAGACCACGCTGCGCCCCATTTAACGGCTAGACCGACATCTATTGCACCTTCTTTAAATGCATCACATATATCATCATATACGTTTATTTCCCATACAACATCTGAACCATCGTATGCAACCACATCCACCGCATGAGAGAATTCGTCTGGTTGAATTAAATGCTTTGACTTCATAGTTTGTGATCGACCAGCAGCTACAAGCCTTTCTTGCTCTTCAATAGTACGTACGCCATAGGTTACACCAAAGTCGACCTTAGTTATTTTTATTGCGTGTTCAACAACAGCTACTAATTGTGGGTGAACACCGTCAAGCTTGTTCCTTGACCGATTTGATAGTTTAAATGCCATATAATCCTCCTATAGGTTAAGCATTTCTTTTGTCATAATATAGTCTCTTACAAAATCAGATCGCACAATATCCTGCCATCCAAAATTGATTATATCAAAGTTCTTTAGTTGTTCAACGATAGTAAGAAATTTATATATTCCTTGTTTATCGTCATCATATTTAAAATCTGTTTGCAGATGATCACCACTAAATATAATACGAGAATCTCTACCGACGCGTGTTATAACAGAATCTAGTTCATGGAAATTTAGATTCTGCATTTCGTCTACTAATATCACAGCGTTATCTACAGTTACGCCTCTAATAAAAGAGGTGGACTCAAATAGTATTTTACTTGAAGAGATAGCTTTACTCCATGAGCCTCTGTCTCCAAATAGATCACATGCAATTGCTTTGTATGGCGCAATGTATGCTTCTTCTTTTTCAGCTTTAGTACCCGGTAAATATCCCATGTCTCTTGTTGGAACCATAGATCTTATAATAATTAATCTGTCTTGTAGACTATTGGGATCTAGGACTGCTTCTAAACCAAGATACATTCCAACAAATGTTTTACCTGTGCCAGCCGACCCGGCCAATACCATATTGTTATCATCATCCCACGAATCAAAGGCTTTTCGTTGAGTTTCAGTTAATGGATCATACTCGAGTAAATCATCAATACGAACCGTCATAGAGTTATTTGGTTGCTTATTCCTTTTCATGTTCGAATAGTATTTCTCCTGCCCGCTCCCTTCTTTATGCGACCAAGATGTTCTTTCCAACTATCTGGCGTTTTAGACAAAACCCCACCGGTAGATTCTACAATTTTAGGAGCAGATAAAACTTGAACTAGTTTGTACTCTTCTAACATGTCTTGGAGTTCTTTCCACGAGCACGAGACTTCCCACGACTTTTCGGCTTTTTCGTTATCTCTTCTGACTGTGTAAATCGGCATGATAATCTCTTCCACTTTTCCCAATTTTCTTCTACATTGTATCTATATATGACGTTCCATTGCTTAGACAAAGTTGACCATGTCTTAATAACTAATTCGCCTCTTTCGCTTTCCTCAAGCCTTAACCAAGTACCAGGATTATTCGGATCACCAAACTTAAGTTCTTCTAATATTTTATACTTAAGCTGCAGCATTAAACCACTCCGGAGTCTCACGTCTTGTCCATACCATTTTAAAACGATCTTGTTTTGTATGATAATATTCTTGATAGGATTTGACAGGATCACCTTCATGGATGCATTGTGGTTCGTGTGTCATTGCAAGAGCAAATGGTGTACGTAGATTTGACCACTTTGTATGAGTAGGCGGTCGACGTAATGCATCAGTCAATAACGTTTCTGTACTGTGAGTTTTACCATAGCGAAATCTGTATTCGATGCATAATGCTTTAAAGTGTTGATAGTGCCACTCATAATTAGCATTAGTTTCCATAGTCCATACTGTACATGGATGACCGACGTGTACAGCTTTGTACAACGTATCTTCTAGTTCTTGGTTTGGATGTACCCAGTATTTAACCATGGTCTTTCCAGACTTTGATGGCCGGCGTGTTTGTTCACCGTCAAGCATACGATGGGCTGTTGAAAGCATTTGAGCAGACTCGACGATCATTTTTACGACATGCTTGTCGCATTGCCATTGAGCTGCTACGATTGGATTTGAATCTAGGATAAAGATATTCATGGTATACTATCCCCCTCTAAGTAATGATACTTTATTATACCACGACTTAAGGGGGAAGTACACTCCTTTTTTTACTATGAAGCTTCTTTTATACGATTGTCTAAATATTTTCGCTTAGCCAGAATTTTTTGCATTAGTGAGATCTTGCCTTTCCGTTCAAGTTTTTGGGCATATTCTTTAAGTTCAAGCGAATCTTGTCTAAGACGTTCTAGCTGATTTTCTGACATGTATAACTGTCTCCTTAAAAGTAAAATAATCACATGATCATGATGTATCCTGCAATAATCCAGGAAAAGCTTCCTCGATTACCGGCCTCGAAATTCCTTCTAATTTCTTTTTATTGATCATTGACACAACAAGCTTAGCATCGTCTGGATGAATGCCTTCTAAGATTTCAAATAGAATTCTTTCGCGTTTGTACGGAGGCAGTTCATCACCAGGACCACCAGAAACAAAATTTACAAATCTCTTGTGTTCTTTTAAAAGGTTTGTTGGAGCGTTGTGTTCTTGATTAGGAGTAAAAGGCGGATCGCCTTCAGGAAAGTTAAATTCTACTGTAGTATCATATGCACCACGTAAAATATCTTTCAGAGCCCAAGATTCTCCCTCTTGCAACTCTTTGACTTTTTCTTCTTTATTTCGCCGATTCTTTGTACGGCGGATCACTTCATAAACATCTCTTGTCATATCATCCTCATTAATCTATTTATCTCGTATATGTTTTGCATGTATCTTACAACCAATAAATTCATTATAATATTCATCGGATAATAGTACATCATATTGGAACTGAAGTTTGGCTTCGTAATAAGAGCATTCGCCCTTAGTCTTACAAAGTCTTAATATTTCTCTTTGATAATTATCTTTGCCTTTTGATTCTACTAAACTTTGTACTTCTTTACTTGAACCGTAATATGTACGCCAATCAGATTCAACCCTTGTGCGGACTCTACGTTTGCGTGATTTAGTAACAGGCAATGTTTTTGGCTTCCAGAAGAATTTCTTGCCAATATATTTTTTACCGGTATCTTTCTCGGTTACCATATAAACAAACCCCTGAAATTCATCAGGGGTTTGGTCAAAGTCTTTGTTTTCATAAACCCACATAGGTTTATATATCTTAGTATTCGTCTGAGTCTAATTCAAGCGCATTATTTTCTTCACCACAAAAAGGACAATATTCGACAGTCATGTCGGTTTCACAATATATTTCTGCTTCAATGTCACAATATTGACATTCTACTATAAAACTTCTTTCTTTCATTAAAAGTCTATCTCGCATGCTCCGCCTGCACAAGCTGCAGCACCTAACGTATCGACGTCAGTGTACTTCTTTTCGGTCAGGTCGTATTCCCAGTTCATATCTTTAAAGTTAGCGTTGATCTTATTCCACTTATGAAGAAGATAAGAATCCTTTAAACAATATTCAGTTAGTTTAATATCTCCGTTTAAATAGTTATTTGCAAAATTATTGAATCTACGAATCCAATCTTTCTTTAATGCATTTTGTGATGACTCAACAGAAAGATCATCGCCCATACCTTGAGCGGTTGAACAAGCTGTCCATAGATTATCAAACGTATTAAGAGCTTCAACTACAAGACCGCTAGAGAAGATTGCAGCTGCTCCGTATTTAGTTACCATAGTTTCAGCATCGATAACACCGGTGTTTGGAGCCTGATTAAAATCTTTGTCACCCATAGAAGACAAGAAAGAAATACCTGCAAAGCTATGACGGTTTTTATATACGTAATGCTCTACCTCATCCCAGTCTTCTACGATGATAGTATTTGATACGTTATGACGAATACCTTTGTCTGCGCATAGCTCTTCGTTTGTGCCAGCATTTACCCAATGCTCTTGAGCCAGCTTAACTTTTTCTAAATGATCTACACCGATCAAATCGTCTTTGAGCATAGATCCTTCTTTTGGAAGAATTGGAAATGACACAACTACGTCTGTTCCGCCTGAAGACCAAACTGATTCTTCGACCATATGTGGATTTGTATTTTGAATTGCCTGAGTTACCTCAGATTCTTTATTCATTTGAACATTGCGTATGTACATACTAGAATGCTCAGCGTGAATACCGCTAGCAGTTTGCAATAGAACCGAAGCGTTGCCGCTTGGCTTGACACAAGTTGTTCGAGCCGCTGCGTTGATTCCAATAACTTCTGCAACTTCTCTGTTGACTTGTCTGACAATGTTTGCCCCTTCCTCAAGTATTTTTGCATCAAATAGAATATCGGGATTATTCATCCATCCTGTGATTGAAACTCCTAATAAAGCTTCACGGTC